AAACACCTAAGTCTTGTTCAACGCCACCGTCAAGAACTTTGACGCTGCCATCTTCAGACTTCTTAAGACCGTTCTGCACTAATTGCAGCATCTGCTCAGCATTAATCGCTCCAGCCTGGCTAATTGCAGACAATGCAGACGTTTGCATCGCTGCAGTTTCGTTTGAAGTGCGAAGCTCTTGCAATTGACGCTCTAGATCAGCAATTTGTTGTTGCTTGTCTTGAGCAGTTTTGTTGGCCTCTTCCCAAAGGTCTTTCCATTGACCCTGGTCTTCAAGCGTTTTTCTGCGTTGATCGTCTTGCTTTTTGTAGACATCATCAAGCTTGCCCTTGATGCCTTGGAATTTATCCTCGGCTTCACTGGCACGTACTTTTAATGCCTGGATCTGCTGTTCGTACGCTGAAACGTCTACAGCAGGAGTTGAAGTCGCAGTCTCAGCCACGGGCTGTTCAGGAGCTGCCACTGGCGTCTCCTGGATGACTTGTTCTTCCATTTTTAGGATTTAGTGGACTCTTCTACTTTAGTATCTTTTGTTTTACGCGCTGATTTTTTGGCAGCGGCAGTTTCTTTCTTTGCAGGAGGGTTGATCTCCTCAAATCGAAGTCCCATGAGAACAAAGGCTGTTATGCCCCTACTGTACCTCTGCCGACTGATTCTGCGACTCCGCTGATGTAGGCAGGATTTCACCCTGTACCAACATGTCGCGGAACTCTTCGCGATCAATAATGCTGTCTTGGAACAGCTGAGCCATTGCCGTAATGTCTTGGCCAATAAGACGCTGAAGGTCAAAGTCACGGCTGATCTTCACTTCAGGTGGCTCAATACCTAGATAATTAGCAGCCAAGTTGTAAGCCTTCTGCAAGCCAGACTCCAGATCCATCGATACCATCGACAACATTGAATTTGTGTCGATACGGTCTAGTCGTCGTGCGTCGGCTGATTCAGCTACAAATTTTTGTTGGCTAAGCGTGCTGATGCCCAACGTCGCCATTTGTTGCTGTAATTCTTGGATCTCCGCAGATTGCGCTTCAAAAGCACTAGCGGCAGGCTCCACGTAGTAGACCTTGTTTCCCGGCTGCGTCGCCATCGCATAGTTAACACTAATCGCCATATCTTTAGTCTGGTCATCCCAACCCTCAAGCACCAACATCGGTTGTGATGCGATATGCAGGCTATGAATCAAGTCAGCTTGACGCTGGAAGTGAGCAAGATTTAGATGAGCAATGTCCAGTAACGGTGGACGACTTGTCAGTGTGTCCGTCTTGTTCGCGTAGATCGTGACCAAGGGGACTTGATCAAGTGAATACGGCCCAGATTCAATAAGCTCAAACTCCGACGTAGCGTCTGATTGGTCAAACGAAGAGGGGTATGGGAAGTTCCCTTGCATCGCTTTCTTTTGCTCTTCTTGCCGATAGACGCGATAACGACCCGGCTCAATGACACGAATCTGGTCATAGACTTTTTCTCCAAACTCACCGTCAGCTACAACAGCTTTTTCGCCAATTCGCACTTGCGTCAGGTTGCCGTAATTCGATTCCCGATCCAAACGCCAGCCATACACTTTGGTTGGATCAACCTCAATCCAATATGGACGACGGTTTAATGCACGCTCTTCTGCAAGGCTTCGGGCTTCTGTTGGAGCGGGAAAGTCAACCAACGTATGACAATGGCCATAGGTCAGAGCACAAATCACCAGACGACGTGCATACTCATCCAGATCTGAACCACAGCCATCAACATCTTTGTTGAAAACTTCTGTCCAATATGGATCGCCAACAATATTGATTGGCTTACGCAGAATTAAACCTGCCGCCGCTCGAATCAACCGTTGGGTATATGGCGTAAATACAGCACGATTTACACGCGCTAGATACGCGGAATAATCTTCGCGAGGCTCTAATGGCAGAAATGCTTCGCTGTTATCACGTAAATACTCAGTGCCAGAGACCACGGCTTTCATGATTTCCCAGCCTTTCATCTGGTCAATCACTGCCCGTGTTCGGACAAATGGACTGTCAACACTCCCCATATAGGAGCTGCTGACCAAATGGGTCCGAACGAGCCCTGAGACGGAGTAAGTCATGTCATTATTTTAACCATTGATTAGTTGTTGCAACCCCATCTTCTTCGAGCAGCTTTGCCTCGTTCGCCAGTCCAGCTTTTGCTGCGAGCACAAAAAGATTTCTTGCGTGCTGCTTCTTTTTTGGTCTTAGGCTTGCCAGTAACAGGTGCTTTTAAATTTGAACCGGTCTCTTTATTATATTTAGCCCTGCCTTTTGCAGTCAGGCCAGCGCCTTTACTTGCTGGAAGTTTTTCACCTCGGCCAACACTAAGATTTGGCCCCTTTTTACGCTTTTTCTTTTCAGCCATGGTAGGCAACAACAACGTGTGGAGTCATAGCGACGACGCCAGATGAAATCGATGCAATTCGCATTCGGATCAGCGTGGCAGCCTTGCCAGTGTAAAAATAAACATATTGACCGGCGGCGTTTATTGTTTTACTGGTATCAATCGTGAACCAGTCACCGTTGCCATTAAAGTTTGCTTCTAATGCAATGGTAAAGTTAGCGGAGCTGGTTACATTTGCGGCGAAAGAAAATTCACTAGAGTGTGCATGAACTTGTATCCAGTCGTCAACTGAACTCATCGCATTACCAGTAAATTCAACCGTGTTAGTAAAACGATCAACCTGAGTTGTGCCGACATCAGCCATTAGCTTTTACCTTTGGGTTTACGACGCTTATGTTGATAGCTTATCTTCTTTGAACCGGTTTTTTCACGCTTAAACCGGGCTTTTTCTGCAGCCGTCATCTCGCCTGCTGTCTTAGGTGTTTTGGCAGATACACGCTTTGATGGTCGGCACGCTGGATAAGCTCTGTCTTCGCCTTTGGAGCGCCCACAAGGCTTTCCGGTCTTTACGTCGACCCATTTCTCGTCAAACCAACGACTAAGCCCGCCCTTGGGCTTGCTGGCTTTACTTGGTTTTTTTGGCTTTTTTCGTTCCGCCATCACTCACTTTTCGGTAGGTGCCGCCACGCTTCTTATATTCCCGCACCAGCCATGCATTGGCATAGGCGCTGGGATATACAGCGAATTTACGCTTTGCAGCCGCTTTGACACGGCTATAAAGCGCCTTATTGGTGGGCTCGTTTCTAGTCGCCACAGGTGCAACGCATTTTCTTAGAGCCTTTCTTCATGCCCTTTTTCTTCTTGGGTGGACGGCCCTTCTTTGTGCCATAAGTTCCGGGGCCTTGGGGCATGACAGCACTCGTCTTTGCCCTATTCTAGCCCTTCGTGCCAATCAACAACCACTTTGAAGTGCCCAAAATGCGGATCTTTTCGCGTGCATGTCGTTACGACTAAAAAAACGGTTGAAGGGCCTTATGAAACTGTGCGTCGTAGACACTGCACAAGCTGTGATTTTCGCTGGTACACCGCACAAGCGCCAGAAGTAAACATTGGCCCGTGCATATCCTGGGCTGGTACTGGCGATCAAGTCAGAGTGACATTGCCACAGCCAAAACACGCTTAGTACAACCGATAAGACGTGGTCCCCATCGTCTCCGGTTTTGCCAAATTAAACTGTTGTAAAACTAAATAACCGAATGCGTCGAATGCGTGGTCAACTCCTAAATTCTTATTTGGAAGACCCGTATTTGGCGTATAAGTTAACGTCCTTAAATCTTTGATTAACTGCTTACATCGTGGATGAATTACGGTCCTTCGCGTCCCAGCAGCATCAAGTAACGCTGTATTGACGGCTGTAATCTTATCCCTGATTTTCCATGGCGCTTTGGGTGACTGGACTGTAAAGCCACTGCGACGCAAAATTGTGTGGTCCGTTACGCCAATACCAGAGGTCTTTCTGGCCCCACCCGTAGGGTCTGGGCACGCAATAATCCTTCGATCCACACCATATCTACGCGTAACCTCGTCTGCAAAATCCCAGGTTGTTGCACCGCCAGTCAACATAATCTCGTCGAAGACATATAACGTCTCGCCATCTTTGACCGCGCAAATACCACTCATTGGATCAACGTTAAAGTCAACCCCAAGTAATAATGGCTGGATACTTATATCCCTGGCGTCTGTAGAGATATTCTCATCACTAAAGCTAATTGCGACAAGACCCGTAAGATTCTCGAAGCTGGCCTCAAATTCTTGGCGGAATGTTCTCGTATCAAGCTGGGCGCGGGCTGCCTCAACTTCATGCTTACTAACATTCCCACCATCAATCGTCGTATAACTCCATCTCTCCCATAATCCTGTCTCGTCCTCCGGCACATAACACCACAAGTCATAAAACCAACTAGCGGTCCCATCGGGCGTTGAAATAAATAATGCCCAACCCTCCTTGTCCGCTAACGCAGGCCGAATCACCTCAAACCATACGTCCGAACTCATAAAGGCAGCCTCATCCAATACGACACCGGACAAACTGCGACCCCTCAACGCCATCGCATTCTCTGTTCCCTTCAACTCGATCGTGGATCCATTGATCAACTCAAGTCGTAGGTCGGTTTCGTTCTTACTCTTGATCCAAACTTGGGGCACAAGCTTCTTTAATGCTCGCCAAGCAATATCCTTTGCCATCCGATAAGTTGGCGCACAGTAAAAAAATGTCTCCCCAGGTCGATTGATCGCTCCACGCACCAATTCAACACAAGACAAGTACGATTTGCCGAAGCGGCGACCTGCTACTAAGACCCTGAAGCGTTTTTCGCACGAAAATACTTGGCCTTGAGCCCAGCGAAGCTCTATTGGTGCGGTTTTTTGACTCATAAATGCCACATTACACAGATTTTTGACCCCTGCCCCCCTTCAATAGGGGCTAGAAGCCTTTCTACCAGTTAAGATCTTGGAAAAGGTCGTATCAAACATGACTCAAGACGAACGCCGCTCCAATAATGCAAAAGAAGATCGTGTGCGGCGTTTATATCGTCGGCAGCTAGAGGGTTTGTCGGCTAGGGCGCTTGTTTATGAGCATGTTGAGCGGGAACAGGTCAGCATCAATACAGCTTGGCGCGATTGGGCTGAAGTAAAGCTTCTCGTTGATGAAGATTGGAAGTCTGACCGCGAAAATATGCTGGCGCGGCTTCAGCACATGCGTACCAAATTATTTAATCAGGCCATTAAGAAGGGGCAATTGCAGACCGCAAGCCAGGTGTTGGATTCGATTGGGCGCGTGATTGGTGAGTCCACTGAGACCGTCAACATTCAGGCGCCTGATCTGACTATCAAAATTCAGGACAAGGCCGACTGATACGACCTCAAAACTCAACCCCCACCCCCGGCTCCCATTAATCATGGGGGCCTTTTTTAGCACAATAGAACTGTTCAGCGGATATATGTTTGGGGTATGGGGGACCCACTATGACAGTCGGCAAACCGGAACCCTGCCCCCCTGTTCTGTGCTAGTGGGCAAGAAATATGGTAGGATACTAGGGAAGAGAGAAACGGAAACGTTTCGACCTTCGCCGAACCTCGACAACTGAACCGTCTGGGAGCCGATACGCTCCAATCGCAGGCAGAGCGGGCACCACGTCCAGCTCACGCCTTGCGGTCTCACTAGCTGACCCCTTCGCGGGACTGCTCCCAGGCAATGCGAGGAAACC